TGCTATCAGCAACGTCAATACCGAAGCAACTAATAGGCAGCCCACGATCAGTACCTGTATTAGATAATACTGGCGAGGCGAGGCAAAGCCACCCACTCCAAATGTATTCGAAGAACGTTTCTGCCATTTCCGGCTTATATAATCTACGAGCAACTGTTTTAGCAACCCGTAAGTAAGCCTCTCGTGGCGTTTCTCCGTCGAATAAATATCCCCCGGATATAGTCTTCTTGTACACGTCGTTGTCACCCCACGCAGGGTAATCCTTGTTTTTTTCCCAATTTTCATTCCACATATTGTTTGTTTATTTATTTATTATTATTACCAAATGTCTTCAAAGTCTTCTCCTTCGCCCGCTTTCGAGTAATCAGTCGGCCTAGTTGCAAAAAAGTCAGTGTGAGTAACCCCCCCGGTAAGATGATAAAACCAATCCAAATTGCTCGCTGCTTGTTTGTCATACGCGAAATAGTTTCCCAAGTCAACGTAACCAAGTTCCACAAGTTTTTCATTTGTTCTTTTTTTAATGAAGTGCTTAAGATCATTTGATGATATACCTTCTATATCTCCCATCTCAAACATTTTGTCTATATACTTTACTTCTAGCTTAACCATTGTTTCGGCAGCAGTTATTATATCTTCCCTACATAAGTCTAGTAATTGATTGTCTTCTTCGCACATGTGCTGAAATAATCTACAGCCCATTTTACTATGCAACGACTCATCTCTTACTGACCACTTCATTTGTTGCCCTATGCCTTTAAGTAAATTCCGTAGCTGAAAAGAATACAAGACAGCAAAAGCAGAATACAAACTGACACCCTCCGCGAAGGCACTAAATACTGCCAGCGACTTCGCAATACCAACATTAGAATTGCCGCTGTATGCCACCAAGTTATCAAATCTATCTGCCGTAGCAGGCTCGTGTAAAAAGGCTTCATAGTCTTCTAGTTTTAAGGTTTCGTTTAAGTAACTGTAAGCTACTGCATGTATTGTTTCTTGCGATCCAAACATCATAGCCATTTGTTGTATCTCATGCTTTGGAAACCATCCTACGACTTTTTGCGTCCAGTAATCTGACACGGCACATTCTGTTTGAGCAAAGCCTAATAAGATATTACCTACCAAATGCTTTTCTTTATCGGTTAGCTTCTCATTCCAGTCTTTAATATCGCTTTGCATTGATATTTCAGTGTGTAACCAAAAAGCTTGCGCTTGTTTTAGCCAACCCTCCGTGTAGTACTCTGGATACTCAAAAGGTTTATACGCTATTCTTTCATCAAATAATCCCATTTTTAATATATTTTCATGTTAAATTCATTTTGTTTTTTCACCAACTCTCTCCAGGATATACGACCGGTATTTTCCCAGGACCATTTTATCCATTTGTCTATTTGTCTTTCTCCATAAGCTTTCTTAGCTAAGTATTTATTATATTTATTTTCTTCCATCTAATATAAGTTTTATCATTGCCGCTACATCTGTTTGGTTTTGAGGTTTATACAGTGTTCTTGTTTCGCCGTTGTTTACACACCATCTTTTAAATAGTTTCCAGCGTAGAGGGAATTGCTCATTAGCTCTTCCTTTGCATTCGATTATATAATCAAATCCTGTAAAGTCTGGAGTATACTTAATGCCTAGTATTTTTTTAGCACCTCGATTTTTAAACTCTCCCTTGCCATTAGATTGCTTTTCAATAGATTCGTTAGGAAATGTAAAGCCTTCTAAGGTTTTAAATACTTCATCTTCATACAGTTCGAATAAGCCAGCGCTTTTTAATGCTAAATACGTATGCTTCTCAAGACCTGATCGGAATTGGATCCCGTCGGCACTAGCTTTCTTAGCGCGGACAGGACCTTTCTTTTTTGATCTTTTAAAGGGTTTCATTCTTTACAAAAGTTCCGTTAATCATCTGACCAGTACGCTCTTTAATGACATTGTAAGCTGATGTTACACAATCTTCAATCTTGTGACCTTCCATACGAGCTAAGTTTGTTAATACAACAACCATATCCCCAATAGCATCAATTATTTCAGGCTGATCTTCTTTTAATATAGCTTCGGCTAATTCACCTGCTTCTTCCATTAATTTTAAGTACTGAGTTTTTGAATCCCCTTTATCATATATGCCTTTATCGTTAGCCCATGTTCTAATGCTATCATATACACATTTGCCGCAAGCCGCTGTAGGTTCGTAGTTGTAAGCGTAAGAAGACTCGTTGACTACCATGCTCATAAAATCATTTGATCCTTGTACGGTTTGCTCTTTACACGCTGCATACAATTTATTGTTGTATATGTAACATCTTTCTTTACGCCACTGAGAAGTTTGAACAAGATCCATAACTTCGTTTATATTATCTAACGTTACTAGAGCAATTCCCTTGTTTGGTATTGTTATAGACAAAGGCAATTTAGAGCGCATCCATCCGTCTAGCTTTACTATAGGACATGGGAAGGTTACTGTTTGATCTGTTATATTAGGCTTATCACCCGCATACGGTTGCTTTGGCCTAGTGGCTTGAGCGTAGCTTTCTCTATCTGTTGAATAACCAAACTTTCTTTGCTGATCAAATTCCATTCTGGAAATTATTTCTTTGTCCGCACTACTAGCTAATATTTCATATTCGTCGGGTGTAAACCCTTGCTCTTCTTCAACTCTCCGCTTCACGTTGTTTGTTACTCCTATTTTTAAACCTTTAACGTGGTATAAATAATATCTTTTATCTTTACTCATAATTTAATTGTTTTAGATGCCAACGCTCAAAGGAGCTTTTATAGCTGGCAATGGATTATATTTAATTAATTTAATATCTTCAGCTTCTGGTATGTTAACTCCCTCTAGCGCATTATTACAAAGGCCTCTTTCTAATTCAAGCTTAGGTAATCCTCGCTTTGGTCTGCTTAAATACTCTTTAGCTTGATTTATATGATCGTTGTACAAATGGCAGTCGCCAAGCTGTCCTATTAGCTGTCCAGGGATCAAATCAGAGCCTTTGGCTAACATCTCTAAGAGTAAGCCATACATTGTAATATCGTACGGCAGGCCAAGAAAAACATCGGCTGATCTTTGCTGCCACATTAAGTCTATAACGCCATTGTTAACGTAAACTTGAAAGCCGTAATGACATGGGGGTAAAACCATATCGCTTAGCTCACTAACATTCCAAGCTGACACCATCATACGACGACTAGTATGATCATAGTGTATAGCATCGATGAGTTTATATAGCTGATCTACGCCATTAAAATCTCGCCATTGTTTTCCATACACAGGACCTAGCGTTTCGTCTGTACGACCTGAGCGTTCATAGTCTGGTCTCCAGTATTTAACGCCGTTATCTTCTAGATATTTAAGATCAGTTCGGCCTTGTAATATCCAAAGCAGTTCAGTTCTTGCAGCATTAAAGCTTATCTTCTTTGATGTAAGTATAGGGAATCCCAGTGACATATCGTGCCTAATCGTTCTTCCGAAGACAGACTTTGTCCCTGTTCCTGTTCTATCCTTCTTATCAGATCCTCTGTGGAGTATCTCTGACATAAGCTTTTTATATTCATCTTCTATGTTAGTCATGCTTTGATAATACTTTTTTTAGTTTTTCAATATAGTTAGATGCATCTAGTAGTTCTTCTTGTATGTGCTGTAACCACTTATGAACGTCTTGTACATCTTCGTCAAGTGTTACACCATACTTTTCGTATCCTACATCAGATCTACTAACTAATTGATCGACTACGCTTTCAATTACCGGGTCTCTAAATGTTACTTCTTTTGTTTTCATTGATTTGATTTTTTATAATAATACATATAATACTCATACATTTTAATCCACACCTCATTCTTAGCTAATTGATCAGGAGCATTAATTAGTTTGCCATTAAGTTCTAATACTAATATCCATCTTGTTGGTGTTCCAGCGCCTACGGCTGAAGGGGATATTTTTATATTATTGTTAATGCACCAACGTCTTGCTTCTTCTTCTTCTTCGCTTGGGTTGTGCTTACCCATCATACTCACTTTAGCTTTAGCCATTCTCCCAAGGCATTTTAATATCATCCGGTTTATTAAGCGGTATATAACAACCACTATTCTTTTCCCAGGTGAAATGTGTTTCAGCCCCGTTAGTACCTAGATTCTGAAACTTACACTTAAGTACTTTTACTTTAACAGTGTTAGCCTCGTAGTCCCTGTGCACTAATAGCCCGTGATAACTAGCATCGTACCACTCTCCTCCTCCTTTAATAGAATACATTGTAGGCTCTTCAATCTCGCCGGTCTTTTGATTCTTATACATTTTAGTAGGGTGAGCAACAACGAATACAAGTACATCGTACTTCTTAGCGAATACTTCAATCTTAGTTAAGTAATCCATAGTATATCTGTTAACATCATCGCTAGCAGCATCTATATCTCTTACTTTGTTAAATGGATCTATAACTAAACACTTAATACCTTTGCGCTTAACAAGCTCTGCACCTTTCTTAAGTACAGCTTCTAAGGAGTATCTTTCCATGTCTATGTGAAAGTAATTTGCATTACAATGATCAGCTATCTGATTCCACTTGTCTCCTCCGATATCATCTTTAGCAGGCATACCCTCCCAGTGTTTACGCATTAATTTGTGGGCGTGTAAAAAGGTCGGTACATTTTCAGGCGAAGCATACGCTGTCTTCCAATTGTAACGTTTGTTATATCCCACAACCATTTGGTCCACAAAATCACTCTTTCCGGAAGAAGGAATACCAGTGACAGTAATAAATTGACCGGTATAAGTTGAAAAGATATTATCAAAGT